AAGTACTAAACAGTGGAAACAGTTTTCCACAAAGTCCTGCAGAAGGCGACTACTTTGTACGTAGTGATTTCCAACCAAATCGACTGTTTGTTAGACGTGGAAGCAAATGGCATCGCTTGTATGACAACATTGCGGCTCAGACTTGGAGTAACAAAACATACAATGCAGAACCGTTTATCAACAACCAAGACCCCACATATATTAATGATGATGGACTAGAACAGGCTGAAAGACAAGAGCTCAGCCAGGTTATATTACCAAAACCAGACGCAGGATAATCAATGCAATATTTTTATGACAAACAAATACGCCGTTACATTCAGCAGTTCATCAGACTGTTTAGTGGATTCAGTGTTGAAATGGGTACACAAAGTGATGGACAAAAAATTTATCAGACTGTACCAGTGCGTTACGGTGATGTAAGTCGTATGGCGGCACACATTGTAAAAGACAACAGTGAAAACGTTGTTAATGCTACACCGTTTATCAGTTGTTATGTAAGCGATATGAGTATTGCACCGGAACGCCGTACACATGCACAATACAGTGACAAAGTGCAAGTATACGAAAAGAAATACGACAATGCAACAAATCAGTATTTGGATGAAGTTGGCGATACATATCAGATTACTCGCTATCAGCCTGTGCCTTATAACCTTACAATGCAAGTGGATATCTGGACTTCAAACACTGAACAAAAACTACAGTTGTTGGAACAGATACTAGTACTGTTTAATCCAAGTTTAAATATTCACACCAACAGCAATCCTTTTGACTGGACTAGTTTAAGTTATGTTGAATTAACAAACATGACCTGGAGTGTACGTAGTGTACCCAGCGGTGTTGATGAAATTATTGACGTAAGTACACTACAGTTTGAACTTCCTATTTTTATCAGCCCACCAGTTAAAGTACAAAAGCAGACACTTATTCACACAATTTTAAATAACATTAACCAAGTAGACAACGACAACTTACAAGCATTTTCACTGGGAGAAAGTTTTACTGCACAGTTTAACAGTTTTAAAATTGTAACATTGGAAAATTATAAGTTGCGTTATGAAGATGGATATGCTACTATATTAAATAGGGCAGGTGGTAACACTGACCCAGATGGTTTACAATTGGATTGGAAGAAAATATTACCTGCTTATGGTGAAATGCGTGATGGTATCAGTCAGATAAGATTGCGCCAGAGTACTGATCCAACTGATAGCAGTCAGGATGTAATTGGTACACTGAGTTATGATGCCACAAACCCACAGCGTTTGCTGGTAACACTTGACAGTGGAACACAGCCTGCAGATACACAAGGCACAGTGGATGCAATCATTAATCCCACAAACGTATCACCAGGCAACGGTATTCCAGCCGCGGCGAGTGGACAACGTTACCTGATACTTGACGGTACAAGTGCCAGTGGTACCTGGGGTGTTGCAGCAGAAACAAACGATATTATCAGTTATAATGGTGTAAACTGGATTGTAGCATTTGATGCAAGTGCAAATAGTGGAACAGAATTTATAACTAATACTACAACAGGAGATCAATATGAGTGGACAGGCTCGCAATGGCAAAACTCGTTCGAAGGCGTCTACAAAGAAGGCTTCTGGAGAATCTACCTCTAATATAATCACAGCCAGTGGTTGTATATTTTTAGCATTAGATACCGGAAGAGTTTGCATGCAATTACGCAGCAAAAAGAGCAGTCATCGCGGTACCTGGAGTTTCTGGGGCGGCAAGGCTGAAGCTGACGAACGACCTATTGAAACATTGTTGCGTGAATTAAATGAAGAAATCGGTATGTTGCCGGACTTTGAAAAAATATATCCCTTACACAAATTTACCAGTGCTGATCAGCGTTTTGAATACAATGCGTTTGTTGTAACCACCTTTGAAGAATTTACACCAGATACAAATGGAGAAAGTGCAGGATATGCCTGGGTAAACTTGCGTATGTATCCACGCCCGCTACACCAGGGTGCTCGTTTAGTATTGACTAATCCTGATATGATTGAGAAAATAGAAACAATCTGGGAGAGCAAACGTGATGTCAATGATCTACCAAATTGGTTGGATAGTTTTTAGGCTGGAGGTGTTGGCCAGACGACATCACGTATATCAGTGTAATTAGATGTAATGTCTCTAAGTGCTTGACGATACGGTTGCCATGCCAATTTAATATCATCTGGAACATCAACACCTTGTGTCCAATCACATTCTATTAAGAGACGATTGCGTTTTTCACGCATTTCTCTAGCAAAACTTTCGTTGTCATTTATTGCAATTTGTTGTTCTTCTGCCATGTTTAATCCTATATTGTACTATTACTGCTTAAAATAATTTGTAGCTCATCTGGTTGGATAACATCACCATTGCCACTGGCAATTGTATTAATTGTAAAACTGCCATAATAAACACCACTTGGCCAGTAAAATCTACAAACACCAGCGCCATAGTTACTACTATAATAAACTGCTGGACTATATCCACCGTAGTTATCAAGTACAACACTTCTACTAATTGGACCACCATTAGATGACGGTGTCACATATCCACCATATTTTAAATCAATAATACCTGGTCTATTAAAATCGTATCCTTTTACTTCTAAAAAGAACATTTTACTGTTTCCATCATTATATCTACTTGGTAGTACAATATGCATATAACCATTAGTGTAAGAAGTATCCCAATATTTGCCAGCACCTAAAGTAGTACTACCTTTGGTGCCGCTACCGGAATTCCCACCGTAGGCAGTTGGATTAGTAATTAGTCCTCTGGTATGCGATATTCCGTTTACTTGAAATTTATAGCCAGGGTTTGTTGTACCGACACCAACATTGTCACCATTAAACGCCATATAACGGTTGGCGTTACTACTATCTCCAATTGCACCATATGTACCATTGGCACTAATAGTAAGCATACCACTAGTACCATTCATCAAGGTTATTTTAGGCCTATTTGCAACCTCAGATTTAATAGTTAATCCATTATCAGCACCTTGTATTGTAAGAACATCATTTGGTACAGCAGTACCTATGCCAACTCGACCACCAAATGGACTTAATGCAATATCCCAATTGGCTGTAGCAGGCCCATTAGTAACTTGTAAACCAATACCATTACCACTATTAACTTGTGCAACTAATAAGTTTGTAGAGTTGGTTGCATGTGGTTGTAACTTCAGTACTGCTTCTGATAACATTGTAGCTTTGTCTGTAGCATCTCCACCATTTGAATTATATACATGAAGTTTACTTAAAGGGTTTGTCGTACCAATACCAACGTTGCCATTAACTGTTAAGTCATTAGTAACTGTTAAGTCATTAGATATCGTACTGTTACCATCGACAAAAAGCGTTTTGGCGGGTAGATCGTAAATGTATGCCTTTCCTGAAAAACTCCCACCATCATCATCTTCAGGCCTTGCACCGACAATAGCGTAGTTACCTGATATTGATACTGGCCGACCAAATTGATCATCTTGTGCTGTACTATAAGCATTAGGGTTATCTAATGTATGAACTAGTAATCCTGTAGTTGCATCAAAGATATATGCTTTACCTGAAGTAGTACCACCAGCATCATCTTCATAACTAGCACCAACAATAGCATAGTTACCGGATATTGAGACTGAGTAACCAAATTGATCACCTTCACTTGTACTATAAGCATTAGGGTTGTCTAATGTGTGTAGTAATCCACCAGTGGTAACATCAAAGATATATGCTTTACCTGAAGTAGTACCACCAGCATCATCTTCGTTGTTAGTACCAACAATAGCATAATTACCAGATATTGCTACTGAACTACCGAAATAATCGTTCAAACTTGTACTATAAGCATTAGGGTTGTCTAGTGTATGAACTAGTAATCCTGTAGTAACATCAAAGATATATGCTTTACCTGATTCAGTACCACCAGCATCATCTTCTTGATGAGCACCAACAATAGCACGGTTGCCTGATATTGCTACTGAAATGCCAAAAGTATCGTTTGATGTTGTTCCATACGCATTAGGGTTATCTAGTGTATGAACTAAGGCACCTGTTGCAACATCAAAGATATATGCTTTACCTGAATCAGTACCACCATCATCTTCACGGTGTGCACCAACAATAGCACGGTTGCCTGATATTGCGACGTTAAAACTAAAGTTATCATTTTGACTTGTACTAGAAGCATTAGGGTTGTCTAATGTGTGTAGTAATCCACCAGTGGTAACATCAAAGATATAAGCCTTACCCGAACCAGTACCACCAGCATCATCTTCAAAATATGCACCAACAATAGCATAATTACCAGATATTGCTACTGAACTACCAAAGAAATCAAAATCACTTGTTCCATACGCATTAGGGTTATTGAGCGTATGAAGTAATGATCCAGTAGTTACATCGAAGATATAGGCCTTTCCTGAAAAACTCCCACCATCTTCATCTTCACCATATGCGCCAACAATAGCACGGTTGCCTGATATTGCTACTGAGTTTCCGAAGTTATCACTGGCACTTGTACCAAAAGCATTAGGGTTATCGATAACTATAGGACTGGCTATAGCACCCTGAGCACCCTGTAACCCGCCGTTGATAGTAAGCACCCCTGTCAATGTGCTGTCAACATCACTACGCAAGAACTGTGTAGAATCCAGCCCGTCAAGTGTTGAAGCATTGCCTCCATCTGCACTTGTAATATATCCCTGCGTTGAATGATCACCCCATCCATATGCAGTATCCCAATTTGTTGAATTGTTTGTTGTTGTATACCAAGATGAGGCTGTATAGATTGGGTCTGTTTCAGTATAAGATGTAAGATAACCAACTAAGCTATGATCTCCCCAACTGTATGCTGTATCCCAATTAGAGATTTTAGTGTTGTCTTGTGTCCACTTGGTTCCTATTTGCGTACTTACAGTATTTGCAAAGTCTGCATCATCTCCGAGTGCTGCGGCAAGTTCGTTTAGCGTGTCTAGAGTTGCTGGAGCAGAGTCAGTAATTGTTGCAACTATATTTGTTGCTGTATCATATCCATTACTTGAAAGATATGTGTTTACACGTGCATCTGTATAAAATAAATTTGTCGTGCCTTCAGTTAAGTCATCACTGTTACTTGCTCCTGCCTGTTGCCAAGCAGAGCCGTCCCAAATGTATAGGATGTCTGTGTCAGTAGCAAATGCCTGGTCACCTGGATTATTACCAACTAGTGGCAAATATGTACTGTCGTCATAGACATTAACCTTGGCGATAACGGCCGAGCCATCCTCAACAACTAATTCCGCTGTACCAGCTACTTCACGAATCTTGTTTTCAAAACTTGGTGTGTTTTCCACATATGTAGCCAAATCTTGTGGAACAAACTTTCCACTATCAGCATCATATACAAGACACATCTGGTTAACTAATGATGGAATTGGTCTTAATTCAACTGGTGTCTTGTGACCTTCCTGTGTGTGCTGGAAGTAGACAACGTAGTTGCCATTGATATTTGTCTCAACTGCTAAATTCTTGACAGTAATTGCACCTCGCATAACGCCGTGATTACCGCACTGGTAA